TTATGCCACTGCGGTTTTATCAGCACCGCTACCTTTGGCAACTGGTCAGTCAGTCGTAATTACTAACTGCGGTTCTCTATACAATGGAACCCACACAGTAACTGGAACTTATCCTTATTCTGCTGGTTCATTAACTTTTAACTGGATTGGCTTCTTGCCATATACCAGATACAACTTCCCAAGCGGTTATTCAATGATCCAATGGGCAGTTACTCACGCGGACGATAATTACCACTTAATTGCACCTTACGGAAAGGTTGCAGTTACTCCTACCACTGGCGTCGATTACGCCACAGAGCCTTTAATTCGTCAAGCAGCTTTAATGATTGCTATTGATATTTGGCAAGCACGTCAGCAGTCTAACGCTGGCGGTATTTCACCTGATTTTTCTCCATCTCCTTACCGCATGGGTAACTCTTTGTTATCTCGCGTTCGTGGTTTGATTGCGCCTTATCTATCGCCTCGCGGCATGGTGGGTTAATGTCCGTTGCAACCCTACGAAACGATATAGCCGCTGCGTTAGCTAACCCATCGGTCTGGCAGGTGTTTTCCTATCCACCTGCCAGCCCGTTGGCGAATTCTGTGATTATTAGTCCAGATGATCCATACATTGTTCCATCTAATAACAACTGGAACGTAGCAGCAGAAGTTAATTTCAAACTTACTTTAATCGTGCCTTTATTTGATAATCAAGGTAACTTAATAAATATAGAAGATTTCATAACAGGAGTTTTCTTAAAGTTGGCCAACGCCACTAACCTACATTTTCGCGTCGGTTCATTTTCCACACCATCGGTTCTTCCGGTAGATGCTGGACAGATGCTCAGTTGCGAAGTTCCACTAACCTTTACAACAGCTTGGAGCTAGATATGACCATGAGTGAAGAAGATTTGGCATTCTTAAAGAAGATTGGTCAAATCGAAGAACCAAAACCAACAAAAACCGCTAAGAAAGATGAGGAATAAGCCAAATGGCAGTTTTTCTAAACAATAAAGTTGGCGTGAAGATTAACTCTGTTGATCTTAGCGACCACGTTACAAACATCACCCTTAATCGCAACTTCGATGAACTTGAAGTAACTGCGATGGGTGATACCGCACACCGCTTCGTAAAGGGACTAGAAGCTTCTTCAGTAACTATCTCTTTCCTAAACGATACCGCAACCGCTTCTGTATTGCAGACACTTCAGGCAGCATGGGGAACATCTGTCGCAGTTTCTCTATTGCAGGATAAGAACACCGCAGTATCAGCAACCAACCCACTTTACACATTTAATATCTTAGTTAATAAGACCACAGATATCAATGGTGCAGTTGGCGATATGTCTACACAAGACATCACATTTACAATTAACGGCGCTACAACAGTAGCGACATCAGGCACATTCTAATTAAATAAAGGGGCTTAAAATGCTACAACTGAAAATAACAAGGGTTTCTGGCGAAGAAGACACAATCAAAATCACGCCAGTTATTGAGTTTGCATTTGAACAATATGCCAAGAAAGGCTTTCGCAAGGCTTTCCTAGAAGACGAGAAGCAGAGTGATATCTACTGGCTCGCATGGGAAGCTTTGCGCAGGTCTGGCGTAGCTGTAAAACCATTTGGAACAGATTTCCTAGAAACGCTGGAAAGCGTAGAAGTAGAGGCAGTCGATAGCCCAAATGGCTAACGCGTGATTCCCTGCATTATCGAATAGCTGCAATGGCTATCGAAACAGGGATAGCGCCACAGCATTTATTAGAACTAGATGCCGACATGATTAACGCAATGATGGCATATTTCAAAGACAGAGCAAAGAGGATAGAAAATGGCAGTAAGGCTAGAGGGGGCAGTCGCTCTTAGAAAAGCCCTACGCAAATTCGAACCTGATCTGTCTAAAGAAGTTCAAAAGGAGATGGCTTCTTTCCTTAAGCCAGTGGTTAAAGAAGCAAGAGGCTATCTTCCTAATAATTCCAGTGTTTTATCCAACTGGTCAGCAGCAAACAAAAAAGAAGGAACTAAGTTCCCTTATTATGATTTTACTGTTGCTAAACGCGGTATCACCTACAAAACAACGCCAAGCAAAGCCAATCGTCGCGGTTTCCGTGCTTTAGCTTCTATTTTTAATAAGACCGCCGCTGGCGCTATTTATGAAACTGCTGGACGTAAAAACCCAAATTCTACTTTTGTAAAAAACCTTAATGCCAAATTCCCGTCAAAGATGGAAGGTAAAGGCAAAATGGAAGGTCGCGCTATGTTCCGCGCTTACGAGGAAAACGAGGGCAAAGCACAAGACGGAGTTATCCGCGCCATAGAAAAGGCAGCGGCAAAGTTTAAGGGGGCAACAGTTGTCTAATTTAAGAATCGACATTGCTTCCGAATTTACTGGTGGCAGAGCTTTCAAACAAGCAGAATCGGCAACTAATTCTCTTGATAAAGCAGTAACCAAATTAGGTAAAAAACTTACTGGTGCTTTTAGTGCTTACAAAATTGCTCAATATGCTAAGGCTTCAGTCAAGGCATTTGCTGAAGATAATAAAGCCGCTGCGGTTTTGGCTAAGACCCTTGAAAATGTTAATCAGGGTTATGCAACCGAAATGGTTAATGCTTATATTGCTAAGACCGAAGCGCTTTATGGAGTATTAGACGACAAGCTGCGCCCTGCCTTTAGCCAATTAGTTATTGCTACTGGCGATGCAACAAAGAGCCAGCAATTATTACAAACTGCTTTAGACGTATCCGCCGGAACTGGTAAAGACCTAGAAAGCGTAACCACAGCTCTATCTAAAGCATACTTGGGTAATACCACAGCGTTGCAACGTTTAGGCGTTGGTTTATCTTCTGCGGAACTTAAGGGCAAGTCTTTTGACCAAATTATCACTACCCTTAACCAAAACTTTTCTGGACAAGCAGCGATAGCGGCAGATACTTATGGCGGTAAGTTAGATCGTCTTAATGTTGCTCTTAAGAATATGCAGGAAACCATCGGTAAAGGCATTATTGACGCATTTGGTCAGTTAAATACAGATCAAGGTTTTAATGGTGTAATTACTAAAATTGGAACTCTCGCTCAAGATATTTCAGATATTGTGCTTGGACTTGGCGTGGTGGTTAAACAACTCCAATCACTTCCGGGTGCTGGCGTTGTTAAAAATATTTTAAGCGCTTCGTTCAATACTGGCTTATTAGGTATCCTTAAGAATATCGGTGCTAAAGAGCGCACATCTAAAGCCCAACCATCTGTCGTAACTAACTTTTTAACCGATATGCAGAAAATCGCTGCTGCTACTTCAAAAGCCAACGACCAATCTAAGAAGTTATTAACCACATCTAAAGCCCTTACAAAAGAAGCTAAGGACAAGTTAGCGCTAGAAAAGGCTTCGCTGCAAATCAAGCAAGCATCAAGCATTTTTGACATGGATCAGATTGAAGTTATTGCTGCGATGCTTAATAAGCAAACCGCAGAAGACTATGCTCGCTTGAAGTTAAAGCGCGATTTATATTTATTGCAGCAAGCAATTGACGCTGGCGATGCCGCTACTGCAAGCAAACTAGCTTCAATCGTGGAAGACGATTACAAGCGCGTTCAGGCTTATCAAGCTATTAACATAGCAGCAGGAATCCAAGCCGGCAAAATTACAAATATCAGTGAAGCCGCTAAGTTAATTCCAACTGACTTAAAGCTTATAGATTTAGATAACTTAGATGCTGCACTAGCGGCAATCAAGAAACTTATAGACGAATTAAACAAAGTTAAATCTGCAAACATTTCAAAAACTACCACTGGATCTACCGGAACTGGTTTGCCAGTTTTAGTAAATCCAGATGGTTCTCTTACTCCTAGAGGTAAGGTTAATTTACCGCCAGTTACCGATTCCGCTATGGAAACATTCTTTGGCAATCTTAATGACGCAGTGGCGACATTAAATAAAAATACTGCCGCTTTGCAGCCTTTGGTTGATTCTGGCTTTTTTGATATGGCATATAACGCAGCAGAATTGACTGGTGCTAATATCAACCCTTACCAATTAACCGATGCACAAGCAGCGGCATATAACGCAGCTCAAACAACGATTACTATTGTGGATAATACTTCTGGTCTTATTGACGTGATTACCAATACAACACAACAGGCATCTGCTAATGGTATTAACACTCGTCTGGTTCGTAATACAGGAAACTTAAACTGGTAATGAGCGCCTATCCAATAACTACTTCGTTAATCGTATATTTCACCGATGGCGCTACTTTTGGTTACCCTTTTACTTTGGATTCTTCTGCTTATGGTGTTTTAGGTAAAGGCACTCTTGCTGGTAGTTCAACAAATCTAATCGTGGACGTATCAAGTCAATGCGTTAAAGCAAGCCTTTCCGGCGGATATAACCTCTTACAGGGTCAATTTCAGGCTGCAACTGCGACTTTCCGTATTGTTGATCCAAATGGTGATTGGAATCCGTCAAATACTGCTTCTCCATATTATGGTTATTTAACTCCAAACCGCAAAATTCAATTTTCAGGCACTTATAGCGGCACAGAGTATTTCCTATTTTCTGGTTATATTACTGCTTACAACTATTCGTATCCTAAAAACCAAGATATTGGTTATGTGGACTTGGTTTGCACAGACGCTTTCCGTTTGCTTAACCTTGCTGGTATCACGTCGGTATCAGGCACTAGCGCAGGGCAAACTACTGGCGCTCGCATAAATAACATTTTAGATCAGGTGGCTTTCCCTACCTCTTTGCGTAACATCGAAACCGGAAGCACCACAGTCCAAGCCGACCCATCTACTTTACGCACAGCTTTAACCGCTATTCAAAATTGCGAATTTTCAGAACAAGGGGCTTTCTTCATAAATGGTTTAGGTCAGGCAACTTTCCTAAGCCGACAGACTGTCCAAAATGCGGCTGGTAAGCCAACTACTAAATTTGCCAACGATGGAACTGGTATTTCCTATTTTGACTTTTTGCCAGCCTATGACGATAAGTTAATTATTAACCAAGCCACAATTACTCGCGTCAGCGGAACCGCACAATCATCTTCTAACGCGGCTAGTATTTCTAAATACTTTCCACACTCGGTCAATTACGACAATTTAGTTGTTCAGACGGATACAGATGCGCTCAATATCGCTCAAACCTATGTGGCCACTAGAGCTGAAACCACACTTCGCATCGACTCTATGACTTTAGATCTAACTACTCCAAGTTATGCAGCTGGCATTTTGGCTGCTTTGGACTTTGATTACTTTTCAAATGTCCGATTTATTAACGTGGGTCAAGATGGCTCTACAATCGACAAAACGCTTCAAGTTTTAGGCATAGCGCACGATATTACGCCTAATTCATGGAAGACAACCTTTACGCTATCCGAACCGCTGGTAGATGCTTTCATCATAGGAAGCTCTGTCGAAGGTATAATTGGAACTAGCGTTTTAACTTACTAGGAGAAAACATGGCAGCAGGACAAGGCTTTAAGACCTTTGCTACTGGCGATATTCTTACCGCCGCTGACGTAAATGGCTACCTTATGCAGGGCGTCTTGGTTTTTGCAACCACCACCGCTCGCGATGCAGCCATTACATCACCACAACAAGGTCAAATAGCTTTAACAAAAGACACTAACACCATTTGGAAATACACCGGATCAACATGGACAAACATTGATACAGGTTCATCTAGTCCATTAACTACTAAGGGCGATTTATATACATATTCAACTACTGATACTCGTTTAGGCGTTGGCACAAATGGTCAAGTATTGACCGCAGATAGCACCCAAGCAACTGGTCTTTCTTGGGCAACTCCGTCAAGTGGATCAATGACTTTACTTACTTCAGGTTCTTTGCCAACTGGAGCAAGCACCATTACATTAAGTTCTATTTCACAATCTTACAAAAATTTGCGTTTAATTATTAAAAAAATGCAAAACTCAACAGATGCGACAAATTTCAATATGCGATGGAATGGTTCAT